AAAACTTAAGCCCATATCCTCCAGCCACCTCAATACCAATATTGCCTTTTCTGTCAAAAGTTTTTGTTTTTATACTTTGGGCGGTTCTACCACTAGCATTCCTATTGGGATACGTTGAAGAGTATCCGGAATCATTAGCCATTTGATCCTTCATAGCCTTTTCTATGATAGGACCATACTTATCCATTACAACCTTAAGATTGTTCTTATTCACAGATATCGAAATTATCATTAGGCATCTCAATAGAGAAAGTAACTCCCCATCCGGCTAATTGGTTCTCAAAACGGTCTTGGAACGGTTCTGCCGTAACATCTCCGACTATCTTAAGGTCGTTGTCCTCGAACAGATTTCCGCGTCTTAAATGGCTCTGTAGGTCGTTTACGACAGATAGCTGAGTGTTTAATACGTCCTGTAGATTATCATTCTTGTAAAACGAATCAAATGTACTTTCATTCTTATTTACGTCCACAACATCCATAGACAATACACTAACGTCTGCCGTCATTATATAGTCACCAAACACTACATTTCCGATTGTAAGGTGGCTTAGTGGGTAGATTGTAGTTTTGGTAAGGTCCACCTCCAATATGTCACCGAAGGTGACTGTATTGGTTATATTGTTGGCCCTTAACCTATCTTTGATTTTGTCTAGTAAGTCGTAGATTTCTTTCATTTTATTCTTTGTATTCTTTTAGCTTCTAAGTCGTTTTTCTCTCGTTCGAACTCGAGCCAGGTGAGAGCTTGTCGAACCGGGAGTTTGGTAACTGCTTCAAAGCGTAATAAGTCTCCTTTAGCGATCGCATATATAGATTGATACCATCCCCATTTTCTTCCAAAATTTGCTTCAGCTTGGAGTCCCCCTTCGCCTGATTCTGTAAATAACCCATCAAATAGAGAGACAGTTCTTTCCCTAAACGATAAAAAAAAACCAACGCGCCCAATGCTATATCTATTGGCATATCTTTTAATGCCTCTGAGTATTTCTCTGAAGACTCATAGTCTTCTATTAAATACATATTCTTTCTTTCGAAGGTAACTGGCCGATACAACACAGCCATTGCCTTATGCATATTCTCCCAGTCACTCATATAATTGTCTAAGTCAACAAATTCACCTAAAGATATACTGTCGAGCTTCGGTATGAAACCGAACTCGACTTCATCACCATTTGGATCAGATAATTTAAAGCGGTTTATAAAGGGTGTCTTTGCTTTAAACATCTCATTGAGGTGGTTTATTACAAAGCTGAAATCGTTAAGTTTCATACTGTAGGCTTCCTTGAGAGTCAGCCCACAGAATATCTCCAGCATCTTAAGGTTTAAGAACTCAGGATCTTCCGCGTCTTTGTTTTCGTCAGCGAGTTTTAAGAACCGCTGATACTCATTTAACTTTATTGCTCGTAAAGACTTGGGGATGTCTATTTGTATCTTCTTCATACTATTATAACTAAAAAAAAGTGTCACTGTACCACAAATGAAAATACAACAGTTACAAAAAAAAATGGTTATATTAGTAGTAGAAGAATTGGGGAGCATAGCGACCCAGTTCTATTCCAACTTAGTTACCAATTCTTATTCAGATTGCGGAGCATATAAAGGGGTGGAAGGTGTGTCTTGGGCAGACCTAGCCCTAAGAAACGCATTTCTTTCCGCTAAAGCCGAAATGCTTTGATTTTTTAAAGGTGGATATATATAACCCTCCGCAATTCATTTTACGTTGATTTTATTAAACTGGATATATATAACCCCATTACATTCGTTTTACGTCCTTTTACCCCTCGGGCAGTACTTCCCCCTGGCTGGGCCGAGAAAGGCCAGCAAACAGCCTAAAAACCAGCTAAAATAGGGCTTTTGTTCTGCTGAGTTTGTTTGGGTTATTATTTTTAACGGGCGAGTATACCCAAAAAAAAAGCCTCACTAATTAGCAAGGCTTTATAAATTTATTCAATATTTATTTAGGTGCAATACTTTTTAAAAATATGCTGTTTAATTTGGTTTATGCTGTCACTGTCAAACCATTCTAAAAAGTCAATAGGGGCGAAAGAAAACCTATAAATCTCATCATCTTGATCCCCGCCAAAGCAAGTGGCGTCATTAGTAATAAAATCAATATATATTCTGTCGTTTTCTTTTTGTGGTAACATACGCCCGCAAATCTCAACGTCGCGCGTTACCTCTTTTAATTCGTGTTTGTTTTCTGTTTTCATTTTGTTAAGTTTATAAAATCCTTTTGATTGATTTGCGTTTTGAAGTTTGTTTCATTGGTTAAAAAATAACTGTCGTTCGTTTCCAAGATCTTGACTGCTGTATTAATTGAATAAAGTCTTTTAATATCCCGCGCATATTTGCGCGCGTGGTTAAACTGTTGATTTGATTTGCTCATTTTCTTTTGTGTTTAGTTTGTTACTATCAATTGTAAATCCGCTATCATCTTTGCGGGCCTTACCTTTTGCCCTTAAACCTAAAATGTTATTTTTTGCGGTCAACATTACTAAGTCGCTCACATCCCCGTCAACAACATCAAACCCGCGCCAAGAGTTTGGCAGCTCCTGGGAGAAGACCGCGGAAACATTCGCGCCCATTTGTAGGGCTTGCATTGTTTCCCTTTCGTTATCTTCCGCCCGTGAAAAGGTTAAATAATAGTTAGGGTGGTTTAAATACTTTTTTACTTTGCCTATTATTTTGGTGTAGTCATAAAAAACCGCGTGCGGGTTTAGGTCTTTAATATTTAACCCCGCGTATTTTTCAAGCAAGTAAATAAAATCAATATCACTTGTGCCATTTAAACGGAAGGCGATTTTTTCGCCTTTCTTTTTGGCTTTGGCCGTTTCTTTAATTATTTCACCCGCTAGCTTTTTAATAAATAAACTTTTGTTTTCAATGTAAAAGTTTGTTTTATTAATGCGCGCGCTTTGTACGTTATTAAATGCCCCGCGCCCCGCGGTAAATAAACAAGCGGCCGCGCATCCTTTAGATGCTTTTGGGCATATATTAACGCCTTTATAGTTTTGTGTATAGGGTGCCAAATAAAGTATAAAAGTCTTTAATTCGTTTTTCTTTGTCTTCGCGTTTGATATACCCGCGCTTAATAAGCGCGCGGGGATCTTGTAATTTTTCATAATTATATATTTAAAAGTTTAGCTTCTAAAAAGGATTCAATAAAACCAGCGGACAAATTAAATGTTTTATCCTCCGCTGTTATTGTGGCTTCTATTATCTCGGCCTCATTGGATCCGGGTGTTTCATAATCCCCAGCCCATTCTGTTAATAATAGAGTATAATCTAATTGGTAGCCGTCACCAATAAAGGTTTCATATTGTTTGCGCTGTTTCATTTTATTTTGGTTTTTATGTTGTTCAAATGTTTGCGAATTATTAAGGGCATCAATTAATAGCTCCCCTAGTTTTTCCATTCTTTTGTTGCTGTATTTAATCATCTGTTAATTATTTTATTTAGTTTGTTTATATTATCAATGTTCTTATCTATTCGCTGAATTGAATCAGCAAAGGTATCATTGAAAAAAGTATATTCTATCCCGTCAATTTTTGCCGATATAATCCGCTGAAATTTTATTGTCCTATATTGTTTTTTAGTCATATTAAACAATATTAGATTTTTGGCCTTGATTGGATCGTGGTTTGGTTTTCCTCCTTTTAAATAGGATTTAACACCAAATCTAAACTTTCCAACGCCCAATGATTTGTCAGCGCGCGAATAAGTAAGGGAAAAGATTTTCCCGTCTTTTGTCTTTTCTAGTAATTCGAAATAGTTTAAAGTTTCCATTTGATTAAAATTTAAAGGTTAATAAAATAATTGATAAAATGCCCGACGATATAAACGCCAAAAGCAAATAAATAAAGGTTGATTAATAGTTTCATTTAATTAGTATTAATTGTTTATAACTGTACAAATATAAACAAAAAAGTTTACATACAACAAAAAAAGAAAAAAATAAAGACGATAAGCAAAAAAAAAATTATTTATCCTTTGAACCTTTGCAAGGTGAAAGCAAACGAAAAAATAAAACAATATAATAAAGGAACGGGCGCGCGCGATCTACAAAAATATATTGACATAAGCAAGCCCGCACCCCAATTTATAGCGAGTCTAAATAATGCCCGATCTCGGGGGGTACTGCGTTTAAGAAGGGGGGTACTGCGTTTAAGAACCTGGGATCCGCTGGGGGTACTGCGTTTAAGAATCTACCCCTACTGCGTTTAAGAATTTACCGGATCACATAAGTTCCTCGCTTCGAATTTATCTCAGCAAATTGAAGTGCGTATCTCATTGCATCGATACAGTGATTCCATTTGTCTATTGGCCGCTCATTGCGAGCGTGCCATACATAATTATTCAGCTCCTTAATTATATTCTCACTTCTAGCATCCACCACAATATGGTAGTCCTGCATTAATGCAATACCAGTAAGTATTGAGCCTTTACCTTTTTTAGTTCCTTTTACATTACAGCCGTAGACTTCCCTCATTTCCTGAATCATCCTAGGTTCGCTATTATCAGATATGATAATATCCTCACCAGCGTGTCTAATGTTTCTTTCGGCTATTTCTTTAGTAGAAAGGCCAGGAGTGACGAAACACTCCTGGACCCACATAATCCTATGTTCAGTGTCTACAGAGCATCTAATTAGCGTTGTAGGGTCTGTAGAGAAACCATAATCTTGTCCGTACACAATTTGATGATAACCTTTGAACTGACCGGTCTTCCAATCGGTGATCACTACACCTTCAGCTTTGTCTAGCCACCCTCCCATTATCTGATGCAGATACTTTCTAGGGTTCTTTCTTTTCATTGTCTCTACCTGCTCTACAAACGATTTAGAGAGGTTTTCCTTATTGTCTAGGTAAGTTGTGTGAATATAGGTCACATTGTCTTTCCAAGTGTTTGAGGCAGCTTCTACTCGCTTTGCAGCGAAGAAGCGTTGATATATCCAATGCTCCTTTGTAGTGGGGTTTAGTATCAATATACACCTATTCTGTTTACCCTTCTCTCTGACT